GGATGTACGCGCGCTTCCAAAGCCCAGGTCAGAGATTAGAACGGCAGGGTATACCCATCTGCTAGATACCGTGACGCATAGGACGGTCAATGACGAGGTCGAAGTAGGATGGGGAAAATACTATGGACCAATGGTCGAAAGGGGAGCGAGGACGATGAAGAAAGCGCACCCGCATATCTCAACGACGTTTGAAAGAAATAAGAAGTCATACTATCAGATAATGATAGAAAAATTAGGATTTTAAAGGAGGAAGCCATATGATTCAAACAAAAAAGCCGCCGATTAAGGAGACGATAGGCTCGCAGTATGTCTGCTTCAATAAAATGACGGAAAATAATGAATGGACCGGCGAATATGAGGAAGATGTGGAAAAGACATCAGTAGTCAAGTCGGCGAAAGTAACAGAAAACGCGGAGACAAACGACGTCCATGCAAGCGGAGCGGTATATGATACGGATACAAGCACGACAAAGATAGACATAGAGGTAGAGGTCATCGCATTTCCGGCAGACACGCTGGCAAAAATGAGAGGAGATGTGATAGACGAGGGAGGGCTGATCCTTTCAGGAGGGAAAGGAATTCGTCCATACTTCGCATATGGGAAGGTTGTAAAAATGAAGGATAACAACAACCGGCTTGAATGGTTCCCAAAATGCAAACTAAGCGAGAATACAGATGAGGCATCCACAAGCGAGGAGAAGTTCTCTGAGCAGACTGATACCATTACCATTTCCGCATATCCATTCAACGAAAATGGAGATATAAGAGCAATGGTAGACTCAAATGCGGGAAACTTCCCTGATGGATTAACGGAAGAGAAATATTTCGCAAAGCCAATCCTGACAAAGGAGGATCTGGCAAACGCGGTGGGCGCAATCAAAAACGATCAAGGAGCGTAAAATGAACGAATACTTTATAGATCTTACAGATGGAACGCGGCTTGAAGTCAAGGTAAACTTTGGGACGCTATATTATTTGGGAAAAATAAATTCATTTAAGCAGATGGAGAAGGTTGCTAAGAAAAAAAATCCGACGAATGAGGAAGCGATAGAAATAGCGGCCCAAATCATATATGCGGTCATAAGATCCAATGGAAGGGCCGTAACATTTGACGAGGCGATTCGGCTAGTGCCTATGGATTTAGAGGAGATGCAGAATCTCCTTGATGCATTCGGAGAGCAGCTGGAAAAATATAAAAAAAAAGAGAAGGCGAAATCGAATATGAGGAATGCGTAGATATTGACTGGCCAGCCTACATGGTCGCGGCAATGGAGATGGGAATGAGTGAAAAGGAATTCTGGAACTCAGACCCAATATTTTTCAACAGATGCTACGAGGTATATATGCAAAAAGAAATGAGGAAGATGTATGTCAGACGAACTTAAAAGAGTAGGGCTGGTCTTTAAGGCAGACGGAACGGTAGATTTTAATAAAAGTTTGAAGGAAGTAAATGCATCCATACAGGAGAACAGATCAGCCTTCAAACTTGCGAAATCATCCTGGGATGACAGCACAAAATCAGTTGAGAAACTACGGGAGACGCAGAAGTACCTTGAAAATCAGACAAAGGACTATACGGACAAGGTAAGAATGCTGGAAACAGAACTGAAGGAACTGGAATCAGCGGAAAACCGGGATGAAAAGGCAATATCAAAAAAGAAGGATCAACTTAACACGGCGAAGACATCACTGAACAATTATAAGAAGGGACTGGACGAGGTCAGCCAGAAACTCAATTCAGGTGCCGCTGAAATCGAGGAGTATGGAAAGAAACTCGAGGAGATGGGCGGAAAGATGACCAGCGCCGGGAAGAAGATGTCAAAAGGCATAACGGCACCATTGGTGGCTGTTGGTGCAGCAGGAGTCAAATCCGCGATGGAACTTGATGAGGGATACGATACGATCATATCAAAAACTGGGGCTACGGGAGACAAGCTTCTTGAGATGCAGGATATAGCGGACGAGGTTTTTGGAGACATGCCGGCCAGCATGCTGGATGTAGGAGCGGCAGTAGGAGAGATCAACACAAGATTCGAGTTTACCGGAGACGTACTGAAAGAGGCAACAAAGAAGTTCCTGAAATTTGCAGAGATCAACGAGACGGATGTCAATACGGCAGTGCAACTGGTAAGCAGGGCCATGGGAGATGCAAACATACCGGCAGAGGAATATGGAACGATATTAGACCAGCTCACAGCAGCGGCACAGGCCAGCGGAATATCCATAGATACCCTTACTCAGAATATCACGAAATACGGCGCGCCTATGCGACAGTTGGGATTTGATACGGAGAGTTCCATTGCGATCTTCGCTCAATGGGAAAAAGCCGGAGTTAACACCGAAATCGCATTTTCGGGAATGAAGAAAGCGATTGCAAACTGGACGAAGGAAGGGAAGGATGGAAAGGAAGAGTTCGCAAACTTCGTAAAAGGCGTACAGGACGGGTCTATCAGCGCGCAGGAAGCGCTTGACGTATTTGGGACCAAGGCAGGGCCGGATCTGGTAGACGCAATACAGAACGGGCGATTCAGTTATGAGGAATTCATGAAGATAATTGAGGAGTCTGGGGGAATCGTGGCAAAGACATGGGAGGCCCAGCAGGACCCATGGGATCAGGCCAAGGTGGCGGTAAACAATCTCAAACTTGCAGGAGCGGAATTGGGAGAACAATTAATGGAAGTACTGGCGCCGATAATCAATTCCGTTGTGGAAAAAGTAAAAGAGTTTACTGGATGGTTCAAAGGACTGGATGACGGACAGAAAAAGACGATTGTGACAATTGGGCTTTTGGCAGCGGCAATCGGGCCGATGCTTATAGTATTCGGAACCGTGTTCTCCAGCATTGGAAAAATCATAACAGTCACATCGAAAATCATAACCATCGCAGGAAAGGTGCCAGGAATCGTGGGAACGATAAGCACGGGAGCAAAGGCATTATGGGGAGTCATGGCAGCGAACCCGATCGGGGCGGTAGTCACGGTCGTTGGGTTGCTGATTGCGGCTTTCGTTACGGCTTACAACAAGTGCGACTGGTTTCGGGAAGGCGTAAACAAAATATTTGGAGGGGTTGTTGACTTTATAAAAAAAGCGATAAACAAAATAAAGGGATTCTTTGACTTTGACTGGAAACTTCCAGATATTAAATTACCGCACTTCTCACTTGAAGGCTCGTTTTCTCTCAAGAAGATGACCGTCCCAAAATTAAAGGTAGACTGGTATGCGAAAGGCGGAATCCTAAACAGCCCAACGATTTTCGGATCAAATGGAGATAGCCTTATGGGAGGAGGAGAAGCAGGAAAGGAAGCAGTGCTTCCAATCGAGCTGCTAAGAAAATATATCAGGGAAGAAAACCAGGCAGGAAACGAGAGCCTTGCACGGAGCATAGAGGAGGCACTGTCAAAAATAGAAATCGTGGCACAGAACAATATCTATATAGGGGACAGAAAGTTATTAGATCTGATGACCGACATGGTCATCGAAAGGATCGGCAGGAGGCAGAACGGAAAGAATGCGGCGTTAGGAGTGGTGTAAATGAACTTGGGATATGAGGTGTCGCTTGGAGGGATACCATCGTCAAGGGTTAATGCGTATGCAAGGAATAGGCCGGATATTCCATATCCAGAGCGCGATATCGAGGAAAAGACGATTCCAGGAAGAGACGGCGTGCTGCATATCGACAATGGAAGGAAAAACGGGATAGACATAGAGATTTAATTATATATGCGAAGCAAACAAATGGTTTGAGACATGGCGCCAAATCGGAAGATGGCTATCGCAGAAGAATGCACGGCTGTGCTTCTCAGATGATAAGGAATTCTTCTATCTATGCCATTACGTAACGATTAACGATAACTACAGGACAAGCGAACGAATAGGAAATTTCAAGGCTATATTCCATTGCGCACCGTCATGGTATGCCCTAGGAGGAGATACGGAAAAGAAACTTGAGATGGAGGACGTATATCTGGTGAACTCGGACGGAGAACTTATAGGAAACGATCTCGCAGACGAGGAACTATTCCTGGAAAATAGCGATAATGAGAGAATATGGGACTCAGATGAGGACACTATAAAATGCTTTGAGGATTTAACGGGAAAAATCTTATCATCGCTGAATGAGACAGAGATTGTCAACGGATATTGCAGATGCAGACCGACATACCGGATCATAGGTAACGGGAAATGCTATCTTGCAGTAAATGACGGAGGAATGGAGATGAGCGTTGACGGGTATCTGATCACTGATACAGAACGCAGGATAGCATATAAGGAAGAGAAAAACCTTTCGCATATGGTAAAGGGCGACTATAGTAATATATCACTAAAAGAAGGAGCAAACAGGATAGCGCTTGACGGTGGATTTGAGGCATACATCACGCCGAACTGGAGGGTAGACTAATGATACAGGTATATAGTCCATGGAACCAAGACTATGAGAATAACGGTAATGCGGTTCTTGATCCAGAAGTATGCGAATTGGAAATGAACCTATGCGGAGCATGGGAACTTACGCTGGAAAATCCTCTTGACGATAACTCAGGACTGATAGTAGAGAACGCGATAATAAAATGCGATACGCCTATCGGAGAGGGACAGATGTTCAGGGTCTACGATCGAGAAAAAGATGACGTAGGAGTAACAGCAAAAGCGCGGCCAGTATTTTTCGATGCGGCCAGAGATGCGATAATGATTGATGTAAGGCCTACAGAGAAGACCGGGCAGCAGGCTCTTGATATCATGACAAGAGGGACTAGGTATACCGCGGAGTCTAATATTGACAGTATCGCAACCGCATACTATATCAGGAAGAATCTTATAGAGGCGATCAGTGGAAGCGATGAGAATAGTTTTATAAACCGATGGGGAGGAGAGCCGGTATATGACAACTACCACCTGATCATGAATCATCAATGCGGGGGAGATTTCGGGGCAAGGGCCGAATTTGGGTTCAATATGGAGAGCATAAAGGAATCCGTAAATATGGAAGAGGTCGTCACAAGGATTATACCGGAGTCGTACAACGGTTATACACTTGAAGGAGATACGCCATGGATAGACAGCCCAAACATAGAGAAATATCCAATAATCTATACGAAGGTAGTACAGTATTCGGACGTCAAGTTAAAAGCCGACTGTTCTGGAGATGATATCGAAGAAGGATTCGAAACCATTGAGGAGGTTAGGGAGGAACTGAAAAGAAGGGCAAGAAAGGACTTCGAGGAAGGCGCCGACGTGCCTAAGATCAGTTATCAGGTCGAGATCGTAGATCTTGAAAGCACAATGGAATACGAGGATATCAAGGATTTAGTCAGAATCGGTCTGGGAGATACGGTCAGATGCTATAACAGGAGGCTTGATATCAATACGCGTGGAAGGGCAACAAAAATAGTATATGACTGCATACTAAAAAGAAATAAAAAAATAGATATAGGAGATATAAAAAAGGACTACTTCGACAAAATGACGTCCGTGCTTCAGAGGGCGGATAATGCGATCAATCAGAATGGAACGGTGAAGGGGGAGTATGTTGCGGGATTGATAGATGCCATGACGGCAAGAGTAAGGGCATCTGCCAAGGATGCGAAAAAGCAGGCGGACAAGGCGATACTGTTCGAGGATCTTGACGGCTCTTCTCCGACATTTGGGGCAATGGCAGTCGGGACAACAGGATTCATGATTGCCGGAGAAAGGACAGAAGATGGAAAGGATTGGAAGTGGAGCACGTTTGGAACAGGGCGTGGGTTCTTTGCGGATTATATCGTAGCAGGAACCATGCTGGCAGATCGGATTCGAGGAGGATTGCTGGAACTTGGAGGATATAACAACAAGGACGGAATCCTAAGAATGAAAGGAGCAAATGGAGAGAAAATTGGGGAGTGGAATAACAGAGGCGTATACTCCACAGGTCACTACATAAGCGACAATATAAAAGACAAGACCATGGTAGACGTATATAATGGCGAAATAGAGTTTTCAGATTATCGGGGAAACAAGGCGGTGATGAGAGTATTTCCATGGGGGGCGGATTCGGCTCAATTACAAATCGTGCCGGGAAATCAGGAAGGAAGCGTAACGCGGTATCTGTAACGCCAGATGAAATCCGCTCTCAGAATAAGGATATTACGCTTCTAGCGGAACAAGAGATTATCCTAATGGCGCAAAAGGTATCCGTAGGAGATGGAAGCCGAGCCTATACCACGCTGAACGGAAGAGCGGAATTCTCGGATGGAACATACCTGGAATTTGTAAATGGAAGCGTCGTTGGAGGTAATGCAAAAGAGACGGGGGCTTTCTAATGGGAGTGACATCTGGAAATTTTTATCTAAATATGCCGCAGATGACTGAGAATGCAAAGCATATTATGAGTTACCTTCTTGACAAGGGATGGACCAAGAATGCAATATGCGGAATGCTAGGAAATATGCAGACTGAGTCGACAATCAATCCGGGCATCTGGCAATCATTAATAGCCGGTAATTATTCAGGCGGATATGGGCTGGTGCAATGGACACCGGCAACAAAGTGGACATCATGGGCATCAACAAACGGATATGCGATGGATGACATAAATGGACAGTTGGAGCGAATTATATGGGAAGTGAATAATAACCAGCAGTGGGGAGCAACGAGCGAGTATCCAATGTCATTCAAGGAATTCACGAGGTCTACAGAATCCCCTGTAATTCTAGCGATGGCATTTCTAAAAAATTATGAAAGGCCGGAAAACCAGAATCAGCCGATTCGGGGGACGCAAGCGCAGAACTGGTTTAATACGCTGAGCGAGGACGATGGAAGTGCAGAAGTTATAAACAAAGCGCTAGCATGGGCGATGGCAATTGCCGCAGATGATTCGCATGGATATGATCAGGCTAATAGGGACGGACCGGATTATGACTGCTCAAGCCTGGTTTG